ACAGCCGGCAGGTTCAGCAGACGGATCCGCTGGCGCCGCCAGTTGATGCAGATACGGCTCGGATTGAGGCAGCCAAGCCCGATGGCGTGTTGCCGGCCGGCTGGACGATCGTTCCAACCAGCGATGGCCTGCAAGCCAACTTGCTGCGTAACCAGGAGGCCAAGAGCGAGATTGCTCGCATGGCACCGACGCCGGCCAGCACGGATCTTGAGAACGGCTCTGCCGTATCAGGACGCGCCCGGCAGGTTGCCCAGGCCGCTGGTATGAGGGAGCAGGCGCGTTCGCTGGGCCGTCTGCAGGGGTGGGTACTGCGCTGTTACGAGCAGATGTGGTACCGTGCGCGCCAGTTCTGGACGGACCCGATGTGGGTGCGCGTCACCGATGATCTGAAGGCCGTGGAGTTCCTGAAGGTCAACGAGCCTGTCATGGGGCAGGTGATGCAGCCGGTTGTCGATCCTGCCACGGGGCAGCCGATGATCGACCCCATGACCGGTCAGCCGCAGATGATGGCGGGTATCGGCCCGGTTGACGTGAAGAACCGCCTCGCCAGTATGACGATGGATATCATCCTCGATCAGGATGACGACACCGCCTCGCTTCAACAGGAAGTGTGGGCGGAACTGGTGGCGCTGCTGGGGCCGAGCGGCGGCTTGCCGGTGATCCTGTCGCCGGAGTTCGAGATCGCGCTGGAGATCAGCCCGCTTGCCGACAAGCGCCGCATCCTGGAAACCCTCAAGGCCAAGCGTGACGAGCGCGATCAGTCACAGGTGACGCAGCTACAGCAGGCGGTTGCACAGTTGCAGCAGCAGCTTGATGCCAAGCAGGAAATGACAGCGGCCGAGACTGGCGCGGCAATCCAGCTCAAGGAAGCGCAGACGCATAAGACCATGGCAGATGCCAATCGCACGATGGTGTTGGCGGCAAAGGATGAGGTTGGGTTGCAGGCTCGGGAAGATCCTGAAGAAAGGTATTGACGTACCTCAAGGTAGCGGAGTACCTTTTGTGTAAGAGCCGCCATCTTCAAGGGCGATACGCCATCCGGGGCGTTAAACCGGAGCAAGCCGCCGTTGCTGTCGGGCGTGTTCGTTGGTCCCCACGAAACGGGGTGTAGGGAGTAGGTATGGCTGATTTCCTGGAGGAAGCATTCCCGAGTGAACCGGAAACCCCGGTAACAGTGGACACGCCAGCCCCGGAGATCGAAGCGCAGCCCGAACCAGTAGTCGAGGCACCCGCCCCGGAACCGGTTCAGGAGGTTCAGCAGCCCAAGGAAGACAAGAGCGTCCCGCTCGGCACCTTCCTCGATATGCGGGACAAGATGCGTGAAGCCCAGCGGGAGCGCGATGAGCTTAAAGCTCGTCAGCAGCCGCAGGATGTGCCTGATCCCTATGATGATCCGGAAGCATATCGGCAGCACGTTGACAATAGCGTGCAGCAACAGGTTACCGCCCTCAAGTTCCAGATGAGCGATCAACTGGCGCGGCAGGTGCATGGTGGTGAGGCGGTTGACAAAGCCGCTGAGTGGGCGACGGAGCGCGCAAGTCGCGATCCAGTATTCGCCGCAGCCTACATGCGGGAGCCTAACCCGATTGACTGGATCGTCCAGCAGCACAAGCGGGATGCGATCTATTCGCAGCTTCCGACCGATGTGTCCTCGCTGGAGGAATATATCGAGCGTGAAATTGCCAAGCGATCACAGCCTGCGCCGACCCCGGCTGCGGCAATTCCTGTCGTGGCTGCACCGGCCCCAAGGGTTGCGCCGCCACGCAGTATCGCGTCCGATGTCACGGCACCGAATGCGCCTGTTCTGGATGAAACCGCGAGCTTTGAGGCCATTTTCGCTAGGAAGTAGCAAATGGCAGAAGTCGTTCTTGCAACCGCTCTACAGGTCCAGAAGTGGAGCGATAACCTGGCGCGGGAATATATCCGTGCCAACGCCCTGTTCCCCTACATGGGCACCTCCAACACCTCGATCATCCGTATGCTGCGCGAGTTCAGCACCAAGGGTGGTGACACGATCAACTTCCCGTTGGTGACGCGCATCAAGGGGCGCGGCGTCAAGGGCGCTGAAGTCCTGAAGGGTAACGAAACCGATCTCGGCCTGTTCAACACGGCGGTGTCCGTCGACTGGCGGCGTAACGCGGTCAAGGTGCCCAAGTCCACGCAGCTTCGCACCGAAATCAACATCCTGGACGAAGCCAAGCCCCAGCTCAAGGACTGGTGCACCGAGGCGCTGCGCGATGACGTGATCGCCGAGATGGCGGCTGTGGTCGTTCCCGGCACGGTGGACAGCCAGGGCCTTCCTGGCACCGATGCGACTGTCCTGTACCCGTTTTCGACTGCGGGTCAGCGCAACACGTTCCTGACCAACAACAGCGACCGCATCCTGTTCGGCAACGCGCGTGCCAACACGGTATCGGGCAACTGGGCAACCTCGCTCGGCAACGTGTCGGTCGCCACGGGTCAGTCATCGGCAGCGCATATCCGCCTGCTCAAGACGCTCGCCAAGAATGCCGGCGGTGTTGCTGTCACGGCCACCGGGTTCACCACCAACATTCGCCCGTTCAAGGCGGATATGGAAGCCGGCCGCGAATGGTTCGTCTACTTCGTCGGCAGCCGCGAGTTTGCGGTGATCGGGCAGGATCCCACCATCGTCAGCATCAACACGTCGGCGCGTCCGCGTGAAGCTGGCGGCGTGGACAGCAACCCGATGTTCCAGGACGGCGATCTGATGTATCAGGGCGTCATCATCCGTGAAGTTCCGGAGCTGGATCAGCTTCTGCTCGCGGGCGCTGGTGGCTCGGGTGCGGATCTGGCAATGGGCTTTTTCTGCGGCCAGTCGGCCATCGCGGTCGGCATCGGTCAGTCGCCCACGCCGCGCGTTGATTACGATGAGGATTACGGGTTCCGCCCGGCTGTCGCCATCGAGGAGCTTCGCGGCGTCAAGAAGACGAGCTTCGGCGGCGTCCAGTACGGCATGGTGACCTCGGTTACCGCTGTCCCGGTTCAGGCATAAGGAACGCAGACAATGGTTGCATATACCAGCCTTGAAATGACGCCGCCGGTCTACCCCATTTCCGGGGTTGGACTGGGCGGGCGTACCTCCCACTCGGCCCGTGGCCAGTATACCGTGACTACCGCGCTTGCGGCCGGCGACACGGTTGCCATGTTCCGCCTGCCGCCGCGCGCTCGCATCAAGTCAGGCTATATCAAGTCGGATGCAGTCGATAGCGGCTCTGCAGTTACGTACAATGTCGGCATCGCCGGCACGCCTGCGCTGTTCTTCTCGGGCAGCACGGTTGGCCGCACGGGTGGCGGCGTTGACCGGACGGTAGCGTTTGCCGGTGTCGATTATGTCACCCCGGCGTATCAGACGGTGTTCCTGACTGTCGGCGCTGCGCCCACCACGGGCACCAGCGGCGGCACGATCGTGCTCGATCTGACCTATTCAGTTGAGGAGCCGGCCTGATGGCAAAGTCGTTCAACGCGGTCTGGCTTGGGGATGGCGATCCCCAGGCGCAGATCATTACCATTGGTGACCTTGAGTTCATCAAGGGTCGTCCGACCAAGGTGCCTGCCGACCTGAAGGTCAATGGCATCGATTTCGCCGACACGATCCGTTCCAACCCGGCATTCGACTGTGACGGCGGTGAGCCGGATCTGGTGGAAGCGCCGGAAGATGACGAAGTTGCGGCCTTGAAGACCCAGCTTGACCGTGCTGGCGTGAAGTATCGCGCCAATGCCTCCGCCGACACCCTGCGCGGCCTGCTGCCGAAGCACGACGCGTAATGGCGACCTGCCGAGCAACCGTAAACACAGCGCTACGGAAGCTCGGCAGGCTTGCGGCCGGTCGGGAACCACGGGCTGCTGATACGACCGACGCCATGGATGCCCTGCGGGGCATGTACGGAGCCTGGGTCGCTGGCGGTGCTTTCGGGCGGCTGGCTGATGTGGTGCCGCTGTCTTCCCCTTATACGACTTCGGGCAACGAGCGCGTTTTCCGCAGCAAGCAGGCCGACGAGCTTGTCGTAAACCTGCCCGAACTGATGTCCGGCGCCCGCTTCGATGATTATGGCTGGTGCGGTCGCGCTGTTATGGTTGTGGATGCGGGCATCACGATCTTGCCGGGGCAGGTGTTTGGCTATTGTGCCACGCCGCGTGACGGATCGGTGGTGGCTATTTCAGATGCCGTATGCGGAGAAACTGCTACATTCATCTATGATGGCACGATCAAGCAGTGGCAGCAGATTGACGCATTGGCCCTTGATGACGAAGCGCCGCGATCCGCTGGCGATCCACAAGGGCTTGCAGCCTGCCTCGCAATGGAGATTTCCGATCAGTTTGGCGCCGATGTGCTCGCCGGCACACAGATGCAGGCAGCACGGTTCAAAGCGGCGATGACTTCGCGCTTTTCCATGCCGCGTACCGAGACAGTGGGGTGCTATTTCTGATGTCTTATCTGGATAGAACCACTCTC